CTGGTGGAACCAATGATACAACTCCGTCCACTAATGAAATTTGATATGCTAAATCACTCAATATTATTGGTTGATTAATTTGCCATTTATTAGTAGAGAAAAATTGTTTTACCTTTTGTATTGCTCTAAACAATACATCATTTTTATTGAATCCCCTCTTAACAATAATATTAAACTTTACTCCAATGTTTATAATATATGCGTCTTTAAGATTAATCGCATCTGTTAGCACTCTATATTGTGATAAGTAAATTTTTAAATTTTCTTTCACAGCTCTATTGAGTCTTGTTAATTTTTTATTTGAGTCATATCCTAACAAATACATATTTAAAGCAAATGGATTTATATTGTCAGCATTTCTGTTGACTCTTTGTGCTACTCCATCAATAACTTGTAATTGACCAGACTCTTCCAATTGTTCATCCTGAACAACAAACGCTTTTGATATATTACCATACTTTTGTGGTAATGAATAAACTCTTGTTATGTAGTCAGCTCTGGTTACAGCTCTGTTCTGTGCATTGAAATATGCTGCAGCGTTTTCTCTTATTTGAGATATAGTTTCCATAGAAGAACCACCTGCTGCTGGAGATTCATTAGTTACTGATAATGAAGTTTCTGATGCAGCCTTTAGGGTAGCGTTTAAATTTTCAGTTGATATCGTGTAAGACTTTCTTGAAAATGAATTGATAGTTCGTGAACCAACATTGTGGTCTATGGAACCACCATAATTATATACTACCGTCAATGTAGTATTACTTGGTGCTAATCCGAATGTTTCTGTTTTCATAAAATTACTCGGGTCAAATGACTCGTCTAATTTAGATACACCTTGTCCTAATCTTGAACCCACATTATCTGGATTTGGAATTATTTCTTCATCTGCATTATCACTAATACCTGAACCAAATCTTATTTCAGTTTTATTGTCTTCTCTAACATAAGTTGTAAATCGTCTTGCTGTCTTGATTAACTTTAATAAATAAGGTGTATCATTTTGATATGGTGATAAACTCGGGTCATTAAGACTTGTATTTTCCATAGAATCAAATACAGTATCTTGAGCTAAGAATGGAACTTGATACCAAGTATTTCCATCACTATCCGTTACTGATATAATTTCAGTAATCTTATCATTAGATAAAACTATTTTATCAAACTCTTTAGCATTAGTAAATGAAAATGATTCTGATTCTCTTTTACCAGAAAGGGCTAATCCCCTTTTAGTAAGTCTGTAATTAGTAGGAACATTTCCTGAAGATGGGTTTAAGGTTTCTACTACCATTGTATCCAATGAACTTGAAACTTTAAAGTTAATGTCGTCTAATAAAGTGAATGTAGTTCCGTTAGAAGATTCAACAGTTGTTCCACCACTTAAAACTCCAGCATAGTCTAAGTCTGGTTGAAATACATTACCACCTAAATCTTTTGCTGGTACTTCAACACTAAATGTTAATTCTACGGTAGCAGGAGTTGCTAACTTTGGTGTGTAACCATACGATTGTGCAATCGCTAATACATTTTTTCTTTCTTCAGCAAATTGTAAAAGTGTTTCTCTAAATTGATTATCTACATAATAATTCAATACATCACCTACATAAGATGCCATTTCAACAAACATCATACCTGGTGATGCTTCATTAAAGTCATTGTATTGGTTTGGGAAATAGTTTTTCGCAAACTCTATTAAGTTTTCTCTAATATCTGTAAAGTCTCTACCGAGATAATTTACTTCTTTCTTTACTATTTTTTTATTTGTCCCAAAGTCTGACATTTTTATTCTCCAATTCTAAAGTCAAAGTTTAATATTTCAATTGTATCTGGATTAAGCGGTACTGAATATTCTACTTGAACATTTAGTTGATTTCCATCTTGTGTTGTGAAAACACCATTAATGTTGATGTAAGATAAAAATCTACTGACTGATTCATTTATTGCTTCCTCTACTCTGTCAGGAATATTTTCACCTTGTTCAAACACTATACTTTTTAATTGACTACCGAAGTCTGGTTGCATAATCCTTTCTCCTGGCGTAGTTAATAATAAGTTTCTTAGATTGTGTCTTGACTGTTCTAATACCGTTTTTGTTTTACGAAAGAACCCTTGAGTATCGGTATAGTCCATTGGAAATCCTATTCCAACATTCTTATCTTCGTTTCTATCTATTTCTCTTACGCTTCTTGCCATTGTTTACCTTTATGGTCTAAAACCACCTTCACCTGATTTCTTCTTATTAATTGCTTTCATAAGTCCAGAGTAATCACGAGTCAATGCGTTTTGAACTTCTTCAGGAACTGCGTCTACTGAAACTCCTGCTTTCTTGATTGTGTCAACTGCTCCCATTTCTCGTGCTCTTTCTTTATTACTACCCATACCTAAATCACCATAACCCAATACTTCTGCCATATTATCACTACCTAATATTCCACCTCCTAATGTAGGATACTCATCCATTTCAGATGAACCTAATGGTTTGGTTTGGTTCAATACTTCATTTAACACTTTGTTTTTTGTGTATTGTTTTTTAGGTTGTTTCTTGACTACCTTTTTAGGTGTAGGTTTAGAAATCACTTCTGATAATTTGATTTCTTCTTTCTCATTAATAAATATCTCGCTTAATTGTTTTTTGATTTCTTTACGAACAATTAATTCAATTATATTTTTTAATTTATCTTTGTTCATTTTTACTCCTGTTTTGTTAAATTTAAAATCTTCCCGTATGATTTCATTAGTTCTAAATCATTTTCACCTGTTGCGGTTTCTGATAAGTAATTTTCTATTTGAACAAACGCTCCATTTTCTCTTGCCTTAATTATATCCTTTTCTTCAAGTTTAGAACTTTTGAACATTGACAAAGTATCTTCTCCACCTGGTATCGATTGAAGTATATCTGATGGTACACTTTCCAATGTATTTAAAATAGCAGTTCTATCATTACTTTCAAGAGCATTATTTATAAGTTGTGCGTTTTCTAAAAGTGGTGCATTATCACTAACCACCTTTTCTAATTTTTTTATATTTTCATCAATACCTTCAGAAAAAGTTTGTATGTCTCCAACTATATTTTTAAATCCAGCTGGTATTGGTAATGAAGCTGCAATTTCTTCTGGAGTCTTTGTAGTAAGTATTTCTTTTTCTAAAAACTCTAAATTTAAAGTGGCTTCTATAAAGTTTTTTGCCCCTTCCAAACCTTTAACAATATCTTTTACTCCAGAAGGTAATGTTGCTGGATTAGATAATTTAGGAACTCCTAAAGTTAGTGCTTGAAATAATTTTTGTATTCCCATAGTTTGTTTTAAAAATCCAGACATATTTAACTCTGGAAATGGAATACCCTCTTTTGTTGCGTTTATAATTTTTCCATCTTCTTCACTAATATCATTTACGATTGTTTTAGCCTTAACTTCTACACCACCACCATCATTCGCTATCTGTATTCTTTCCCCTTTAATACGAACTGACTTTTTAGCAAATATTGCAATATCATCTTCTGATGCTGTTATTAATACTCTGCCGGAATTTGCCCATAATGTTGGACCTTCCCAGTCTAAATCTAAATATGGTTTATCTTCTTTTCCTTTACCACTAAGTAAGTATCTTGATACTTTTCCAGAAGTTTTGTCATAATTCATATCAAGTAACTCACTATATTGTTGAGAACTTCTTAGTGTTAAAGAATTTTCCATATCAATATATGTTTCTTGGTTTGATAACTTTATATAATTTTTTTCTGAACCAAATCCTTCTTGTTCTTTTGCACCTAACTGAATATAATTATTATACCTACCTTGTATTAATGTTTGTCCTTCCAATGAAGATTGTAACAACTGATTACTTACTGATATATTTGGTTTAAACACATTACCATATGGTCTTGACTTTACATCAGAACGCGTTTCATTATTGGTCTTGTTATCAAGAAGTGTTGGTGTACTTTGACCTACACGTTGGTAATTAACTGACACATTACTATCACTTAATCTTGAAATATAAAAATGTTCTTTTTTAAATCTAAATCCTAACCACAACTCTCCAATCAATGGTGGTTGTGTAATGTTAGAAGTTGCAGGTAAAAAAGAAACTAATTCGTCAACACTATCTCCCTGATTAGAAAATACATATCTACCTTTTACTTTTGGTGTTTCTAATGATATCACCTCAAATACCTCTAAGTTTGCGGAAGTATTCGGGTCAACCGATTCCACATATACTTGTTTCAATATGCGGCTGAGTTCTGTTTTTGTTACGAACCCATCTCCTGAAACAAACACATTTTGTAGTGATTGTTTACTTATCTTAGGCATTAATTTTCCTTACTGATTGAATTTTCTATTTCGTCTTTTTTGATTTGTAACTCTTGAACATCTGATTCTATTGCATTCATCAATTGTTCTTTTTCTGCGTCTGATAAACCGAACTCATCTCCTGAATCCGATACTCTTTTTTCTGCTGCTGTAATTCTTTGAACGATTGTTGCCAACTTAACCAATTGTTCATCGTTCTTGACATTGATTTCTAAGTATTCTTTTAACATAGGAATAATCTGAACGGCTGTATCTCCGTCTTTGATAAATCCTACCACCTCTTTCATTAGAACTTCTAATTGTTTTTTATTGGTGTGAGAATTATCGTATATGTCTTTGAAGACATCTGATAGGGTTTTTCCCTCGAATATTTCGTAGTCTTTTGCCATAGTTTTTACCTAACAATAAATATAAGACTATGAAAAAA